ACCTGATAATATTTCTAATGATGATCCTACTGGGATAGGTGCATCTTTCAGTAAAAATGTCGTTGTATTCGTAGCTGCTCTGCCACCACCACTTGTATCAGAAACCAACTTAACATCTGCTGTTACCTGGCTTGTATGAACATTTGCTATGACTAATCCTAATATAACAGTCGTAGTGCTACTTGGTGTAGTGTATAAATCCTCTGGTGTTCCTGCACTTGCAGGCATAACATCGTGAGATACTACTTTAAAAGTGTTTGCCATTTTTTCTCCTTATCCTAAAGCTATTGCAAGTGCTACAGCATTTGACTCTGCTGTTGCTTCTGTTACAGCACCAATGTCACTTAAAACTTCACTTGCGCTTCTACCTTCTATTGTTGTGCCATTTACTCTTAGAAAGTCATCATCAACAACACCTGATCCAAAAGTAGCTACGTTGCCACTAGATATACCTGATGTTGGTATCTGTGATGTAAGTGCCAAAGTTCCTGCCGTTGTTGGTAAAACTATGCTTATATTACCTGAGAAATCTGAATGAGCAGGAGCAGTAAGTTGTGCGTAATGTGCGTTTGCCGATTCACAGTAAAATTTTATGTTTGATTGTGAGCCACCATTTTTAAGTACTATCTCACCAGTTTGTATATCTACATTACCATCTATTCTGACAACACCTGTGCCATTTGGACTTAGTGCAATATTACCATTACTTGTAGACACAATAGAGTTTGATTGAACATCCAAGTCACCACCTAATTGTGGAGAAGTGTCCTCAACAATATTTGACATAGTACCTGCTGCAAGACCTGATACTAAAGCACTTCTTGTAATCTTTTTTAAACCACCACCAGATGTGTCAACAGCCATCAAAACATCGTCACTAGCTACACTTGTTATTGCTGACAATGAAGTTATTGATACTGGGTTGAAGTTTGTGCCATCAGCTATAAGTAAGTGACCTGCTGTGTTTGTTCCCATAGTTAGGTCATCGCCACTTATAGTAAGATCACCAGTAATTGTTGTATCGCCACCAACTGTTAGATTACCTGCTACAGCTAGTGTAGAGTCAGCAACAGTAGCATTTGGTGTATGTGTTAGATAAGTAACAAACGATCCACTAATCTTACTACCAAGAGTAAGTGTACCACCATCTGCAATACTAAGTTTATGCTGATCTGCGTTATCATCGCCTTGATCTGCTTTTAAGACTATACCTAATGCAGCACCTTCAACATTCGCAGCTATCTCTAAACTATCATTAGTGCTTTCATCATACTGTATTGCTATGTCAGAGTTTGTTCCAAGTAAAAGAGTTTGGTTATCAATGATTGATATACCTGCTGCAAATGGTATTTTAGCTGTTGCTGTTTGAGTACCATCTTTGAGTAAAGCAGTTGATAAACCTGTGGCAAAACCATCAAGTTCTTGATCGAACCTATCGGCTCTAATTTTGATGCCATTATCTCTGTCGTCTGTCCAATCAAACAGCCTAGAGAATGTACCACTACTGTATGCCATTACAATGGCCCTCCTGGTAAAAAGTGAAAGTTACTATTTATTATACTTACAGCCTGTGTTGATGATGCCACTTTGATCCTTAAAGAAGCTGATCTACCAAGCGATCCTACTGCTTTTCTTTTCTGTATTATTCCTGCTGCGATTGTATCGCCCCAAAAATCTATATCCCATTCTGCTTCATCCCAAGCAGCAACCTCTGAGTCAAATGACCCAGTTGATAAATTAATTCCTGATGGTGTTCTCTGATCTATAGCCAAACCAAAATCAAATGCCACATCACCAATAGCTTCAAATGTAGGCGCAATACTTGAGAACCTTTTTAGGCTTGATCTATCGCCAAAGTAATTAAAAGCAAATGATACGTCAGCCGTAATAGCTGCTGATAAATCTGCGACACCACCTATCTTATAAACTCTGCCATCAGTTGTTCCAAAATATGTATCACCATTAAAGTTTGCAAAAACATGAGCAGGTATATTCTGAAATATAGCCCAAGCCCTTGTTATAGGGTTAAAAACGTGTTGGTTAAATGTATCTGTTGCATCACCAGTAGGATAATTAAAATATAATTTAGAGCCATCAGCAGAAACGTGTATTTGCCAACCAGTAGAACTACCTGTCGTAGCAACTTGGTTTATGACTGTACCTCTTATCTTTTCACTTATAGCTGCTGCTCTATTACCAACCAGGTCTTGTCTGAAAACCTGTGATAAAGGTAAATATCCTTCTTTTGTTATAATTATTAAATCACCACCAAGTTTAGCTATGGCTCTTGGCTCATTGATAGGCTCTGCTATCCTAAATGTACCAACCAATGCAAAACTAGATGCACTAGGATCAGTACCAGAATAAACCAATACCTCACCACTACTCATAATCAAGGTTAAGAGGTCATCGATGCCCTCACCACCATCTTGTGTCAAAACACCAATCTGTATTAAGTTACCACCAAATGTACCAACTAAACCTACAGGAAACTTAGTAAAATTACCTTGATGTGTGTCCACAGTAGCCGAATAGTAAAAGTTCTGATCTGTGCCAGTAAAGTAATATAATCTGTTCTTATAGGCTGTAACACCCTTTAGTGTTGATGCACTAGCACTATCTGACAAGGTTATACTTAGGTTTGATGCTGAACTGCCATTCCAACTAAAGGGTGTATCTGCTCCATTTACAAAAATGGTTAAACCATTAAATTCAACTGTCTGAAATCTACCATTCGATAGACCTGTTTTTTTACTAACAGCAGTACCAGAATTGATCTGATATAATGTGCCATTTGATCCTACAGCTAGTAATTGCCTGTTTGCTCCTGCATTATGTTCTACTAATGTTTCAACATTACCAGTACCTATGCCTGTGCAGAAACTACTATAACCTTCTCTTGTTGTTATCTTTTCCACAGTTGGAAAGAAATTACTCATTACTATTGCATCTGTTTGTGGCATAGCATCTAAGCTATCTCTTGAGTTTAAGCCACCAAAAGGTGCAGGTATATTTACAGATTTTACATTATATCTGTTTGCTGATCTTAATGGTTGAAGCATTAGACACTACCATAACCACTATCAGGCAAGTTATAACTATATGGGCTTACTCTTAATCTTCTTGCATCATCTAATGTAATAGTCGGTGAGCCACCAGAACGTGATATAGCCTGTCTTAACTCTAGTTGATACTGTCTGTAATCTTCAGCAAAGTCTAAGCCGTGCATCTGTTTAAATCGCCAGGTTACACCCATTTCTATTAATAATTCATCTAATATACCTGTATCACTATCTACAGTAAAAGCTGCTTGTGATGTACCATCTGTCTTTTGATTCCAATGACTACTTACATACTCAAACCCAACTGTTTCAGTTGCAGTAGGTGTAGGTGTAATATCAAACCTTAGTGCGTTAGAACTTGGTTTCAATCTAAACCTTTGAGTAATACCTGCACTAGCTGTTCCATGTCTGTCTAACTGATATTGTTGTGGTGTAAGTGGGCCAGTAAACTTGTCTAAGTCAGTTCTGTTAAAAGCCGTATCACTTACAAATCTGTCAAAATCAGAAGGTAGAGCATAAGATTGTGTGCCACTAGCAGTAGAAAACGTATGTTCCTTTAACAATATAGGCCAAGTATGTGACCTCATAAGTTGTTTGCCTTCACGTTGCGCCAAAGCTAGTAACTGCCTTGCAGTAGGTGAAGTATTACCAATTATTGTTGTTTCTCTTTCAAAACCTGTAAAATCAGCTACGTTTTGGCATATCGTCAATAGGCTCATCTGGTATTCCTATATTAAGTGGTTTGTGTACTTTTTCTATCTTAGGCTTTGATTTAGTCTGCAACTCTGCAATTCTTTGTAACTCAACATAAGGCTCACCAATATTACGCAATATCTCAACATCTGCATCTGCTAACTGTTCTACAGTTTCTATACCAACAAGTTCTAACTCGACCCTTCTTGGCTCACTCATTGCAGGTAATTCTTTTAGTGAAGTGCCTTTTGCTTTTGTCTTACCTTTTGTCTTTTTGTAGGCTTCCCATTCAGTTGGAAACCTTGATAAATCCTCTGGTCTTACAGGACATTCAAAAACATCCTTCATACCTTTTATTGTGATCCTTACAAAATCACGCATTTTTCCATTGAACTCACGTTCATAGAATTGTGGTTCTACACTCATAAAATCCCTCCAGATTAGTTAGTAAGGGGCAAGTTGCCCTGCCCCTAGTTTTATTTACATAGGAAAATCACAGATAATTTCTTTATCTGAAATGTCACCTGCAATCGCACAAATATGATCTGTGGCTGCTGTAACAACATCTAACTTTCCATCAGAACTTCCTGTTGGTGTTAGATTGCTTCCATCTGATCCTGCTGTTAATGCTGCTGCCATTGTTGCAGGGCCTTTAATTTGAACCCAACAAAATTGTCCATCTGTCGGTGCTGATTGCAGAATACCTGCTCCGATTTCTACAGAATCAGATAGATCACTTGTGACCTTGAATGTCTTATATCCATCCAATGTGTAGTAATATGCTGCATTACCACTTGCTGCTGCTACACTACCTGATCCAGTATCATACTGAACATATTTGTATATTCGTGTACCATTGGTCTCATCAATGATAGCACCTAACTGACCTGGCTTAAATTCTGCTGTGTCAGCTACGGCTGTTGGGTCAATACCCATTACTGCTGCTATTGTCATAACAACTTATCCTTTCTTGTTAATTAAAATTAAACGTGAATGACACCTTGTAAGGCTCTGTTAGAAACAGTTAAGTTTCCTGACCAGAACATAGGTGTTACCATTGCATCTTGATTGACACTCATCTTAGCTTCGCCAGGAACAAAGTTTCTGTTAGCTGCGACTTCCAATCTTAGATAATCTGTATTCAAGAAATACATCTTATTTGTTGGACAAGCATCGTCAAAGATCACGTCTGAATTAAGATACTGAACACTTGTAAATCCAGAGTTTGCTAATGTATCAGATGTAACTCTCTGAATAGCCTGTAATGAGCCTAAGAAGGCTTTATAGGCATTTGCATCAGCCATAATTAAGTCTGGACTATCTGCGCCACGAACAAGACTCAAGTAAATATTATTCATATCTGCTTGGACATTTGCTGTACTAAATGCAGAACTTGTTGCAGTTATTTGAGCATTTTGGAAAAAGGTAAATGTAGAACTGTTAATACCACCTACTGTACCTGTTCCTGCATCTGCTACAAGTAACTGTAAACCACCGATTTCTTTACCACCAGAACCAGTACCATCAGAATATAGTGATGTAGACAATGTATTCATCATTGTTTTTTCTAAAACACCAATTCTTGACTCAAGTAAGTTGATAACAGCTTCAGTACCTGAGTTTTGAATTTGCTCTAATCCTGAGATTGTTACATTACCTGCAAGTTGCTTATAGTCGAATGTAGCACTTGTTAATACATCTGAAGGTGAAACATCTAATGTCTCATATCCAGAATAGAACCCAACTGTGCCGTTTGAAGCATACTCAAGTTCTCTAACAATTTGTCTACCAGTAACAGTTGATACGTTACCATTCTCATTTAATCTTCGTAGCAAAGCATTATGATTTGTTACGTTATCAGCCAAACTTTTAGATCTGTTTCTAAGAGTAGTGGTGATTATTTCCGATAAATTTGGACTTGCCATAATCTATCCCCTTTCATTATTTTCTAATTGTTGAATTGATTTCATAATTGTGTCTCTTACAGACAAACCAGTTGGAAGTGCTTTTTCAGCAGGTGTTGGGTTACCTCTAACAGTTGATCTCTGTGCTTTTTTTGCCTTTTTCACAGCTTCGGTCTTAACCTCTTTCTGTGTCTTGGTCGCTGCATAGTTATCCATCAAACTCTGTCTTAGTTTAGGGTCTGCATAGATAGCCATTTCATAAGCTGACTCAAGGTCTTGTGCTTGGTTGCCTTGTATCAATACTCCCATTCTATCCCTGACTTCTGAAAAGTGTGGATATTTAAGGTTGCCATCGGCATCTTTAGCACTTGCAAATTTGTCGATCATTGACTGTGTGTCTTGCTGAACACTTTGCATTTGTGTCTGTTGTTGTTGATTTAGAAAACCTTGTAACTGGGCTACTTGCTGTTGCAATGCTTTCACTTGTGGGTCTGCGTATTCATCTTCGGCTGTGTCCATTCCGACTTCCGACATATCTACCCCATAATTTTTAGCTAACCATTGGATCGCTTGTTTAGGGTCTTTACGCAAATAATCGTGGGCTGCAAATAATTGTCTTACAGCACCAATCTCATCCATCCCTGCTCTTTGAAAATCAGCCAAGTAAGGCTTCATAATTTCATCAAGGGCTTCTTGTCTCTTTCGGTATTTAGCTACACCTTGTGTTTTTTTGGTATAGTCACCTTCTAATTCTTTGTGCCTGTCATACAACAAATGTTGTGCTTCAACAGGTAACTTTTCAAAATCTTCTTTAAAATCTTTGGGCCAATGTTGTGGAGGTGTAATAGCTTCTAAGGGCTTTTGTTCTTCCTCTGCTTTTTCTTCGGCTTCTGTTTCAGCAACTTCTTCTTCAGTTTCTTCTGTTGCTTCTTCTTCTACTTCCTCTGTCTCTTGTGGAGTTTCGGCTGTTTCTTCTTGTGGTATTTCCTGATTAGCCAACACTCTGTTCAATGTCTCACGAACTGTCTCTGATGCTGACTCATTAGTAGCTTCTGGGCTTGTTGGCGCAGAATCTTGAGTGCTTTCTAGCTGTTCTAAATTTTCATTCATTTTAATATATGGTTTTGTTCATTCCCTACTTCAATAAAGTTATTTTTACGCAAAAACTCCCTATGCTGTGATCTTGACGTAATCCAACCAAAATCTTTCATATTCTGATATGGCTCTATATCTCTCATCAAATTCACAGAATGAGATTCTATTGCTTCCGATTTTTCAACAAGTTTGCCGTTAACATGAATGTAAGTTTTCTTACTCATCTCATAAGCATCCTTGCTGCTTGTTGGCGCATTTCTGCATCCATCTTACGAGCAGGTCTGTTAAATGACCCTAATGCTTGGACAAACTCTTGACCAAACACTTTCGCAAGTATTCCCATAAGAGGGCTGTCTACAGCTTCCCTTATTATTTCTTTTTCTTGTTCTGATAATTCTGCATAGGCTTTCGCAGCCATTTCCATATCTACCTGCATTACACAAAGTCTCCTGGATTACCAAACAGACCTAAATTAGCTGCTGCTTGTGTTGGTTGTGTTAGATTTCTTGTTCGTAAAAGATCAACTAATGTGTTTTGTGCATATCCATAAGGCTGAAACAGATTGCCTTGACCTGAGTACAGATAAAAAGGGTCTTGTAAGTAATTTACTGCTAAATCATCTGATACAGGTGGTCTTTCTTCTTCTTCTTTTCTTTCTACTGCATCTCTTGGGTTAGCTGCTCTAATAATCTGTGGCTCATTGTTGTCATCACCCATATTCATGTCTGTCGCAAATGGATCGCCTGATGTTAAGCCTGTATATGTTGTTACATTTGGCAAAACACCTGATAAAACACCCATGCCACCTAAAGCAGGGCCAAAACCAGTAGCACCAATGATATTGCCTTGAGCATCAAATGATGGTTTTCCACCTTGTCTAAGGTTTTCAGCTATCTTTTCTCTCAAGCCAAATATATCACCAGGCCCTACATTTATTTGCTCTTGTGTAGGATCAAAGCCTTGTTCATCTATATCTGCTTGTTGTCTTGCAAAAGTTTGAACATCTTGAGTGCTAGGCTGTAAGTTAACACCTGGTATTTCACCTCGCCTAGCTTTATCGGCAACAAGACGTTGACTTGCAGTATAAGCTGCCCCTGTTTGTGCTTGTTGTAAAGGTGTACTACCTGCAAATCCTTGTGATTCACTAGGATCACTTAGGTTTGTTTGGTCACCACCAAAGTTACCAGTTCTTTGATCGTCAAATCTTTCTTGTGCTTCTAAAGACTCATCTGACTCTGAAGATGGACTGTCACCCATTATAAAATCACCTTTTTGTATAAATTATTCTTAGTTCTTCTGAACTGTACGTCTGTGCCTTTTCCATAAAGGCTAATCAAATGCTTCCTAGCTTCTGATAACATTTCTCTTACGTTGCCAAAGGGCATAACCATCTCAACTATCCAAAGGTTGTTGCCACCAACAAAATCCTGTCCTGTAATGTGGACACTACCTCTTTCATAGTTTTCAGATGCTTCATCAGTAAGCCAAGCCCAAATCATAAAACCTTGTGGATTGTTCTCACCATCCCAAACACGATACTGATAGTTAGCTATCGCAGGTAATATCAATCTGTAAATATCACTAACCTTATAGGCTGCATGATGCCTAGAATGACCCATAAGCCATACAATACGGCCTAGTGCTTCGCTGTTGTTCATTTTAGCCAGTTACGATTTTAGCTGCATCTATTTCAAGTTTTTGCTGTTTAATAGCAGCATCGGTTTCTGCTTTTTGCCTATCAAGATCAAGTCTGGCTACCTTAACCTGTGCATCTGCCTGTGCTTGTGCAGTTTGTGCTTGTACTTTAGCAGCTTCTACCTCAACCAACTTATCAGCAGGATTTGCCTGTGGTTGTGGTGGTTGTATGGCTTCTAGGCTTTCTTCTAACTCCCTAGCACCTGGAAAAGCCCTAGCTGCGAATAATAACATCTGTTTTGCCTGATCGAACCCTAATGCACCAGAACTAACCAATGGCCCAACAGATTGTAAAAACTGTACTGTTGCTGTTAAAAACTCGGTTCTGTTCTTTTGATCCATAGCTGAATCAATCGCACTAGATTCCTCTGTATCTACAGATATTCTATAACTTCTTAGTCGGTCATCTCGCATGACTGCGACCACCTCTGGAGGAATAGCAATCGCAGTCATCTTTTCAAGTAAGGTTGGTTCTAAGTTCTCAACAAGCAATTCAGCCTTTAACTGCATAATTTTGTCTAAAAACTTCTCAATAGTGCGCTGTCTGTTGACTAAACGCATTGCACCAAACTGACCTTTGATCCTTTGTGCCGTTGCTGTTTCTCTTGATGCAGATTGACCCCTCATAATATCACTAATACCTGTGATTTCATAAATAGTCTCAATGACTATCTGCCTTGATTGATATAATGCAGTTAATGCCCTAATAAGGTTGTCCAATGGGGCTTCTTGCATAACATTAGCAAGGCCACCACCTGCCTGTAACATAGCCATGTTATCTACTGGGATAAATTCATTATCGTCAGCATCGGATAATCTAATCAGTTCTTGAAAACTAGCATCATACACACCTCGCCTTTTTAGGGCTTCGGTAAGTGCTGCAATCCTTTGTGTAATCAAATCTAGTTCAAATATCTGATCTTCATAGATAAACAACTCTGGTACTGGCAGAGTGGTGTCGGTAGTGGAGACTGCATATAACGGCTCTGGCATAGGCCAAAAACCATCTAAATTATAAGGATCGTCAAAGTCCTCTAATATTTCATTAAAACTTGTTGCAACAAATATTTGTTTACCAGACCTCTTATCCCAAATCTCATAAACTTCAGCCATATCTGGTTCTGGATTATCCTGATAATCAGACATTTCTGTTGATCTATAAGTCAGAGGTATCTGCTCACCCTGCGTTCCATAATAATCAACTAAGTCCTGCCTTGATAATAAATGCCTAAAAGCAATCCATTTTACATCTTCCCAACATCTAGCAGGTGATATTGTTAAATCTGACCAGTTGACGTGTTCACAGGTAATTGATTGTTCTCCAATAAACTCAACTGGATCACCCTCAATAAACATACCTCTTGAATCTTGCTTTACATTCTCTTGGTCAACTTCATTGCCATCAGGATCAAGCAGCCTTTGTGCAACCTGTACTTCACCCATTTGACCTGGTGCAACTTCACCAATGCCAGTAATAGGCTCAACTGTAACAGGTATTCTTTCTGGCTCACCAGTAACTAAAACAGGATCATACCTTAACCTAATAGCACCACGACCAACAATCAGCATATCCTCAATGGCTTT